CAGCTGGAGCTGGGATAAGGTGTACGGCAAGGTGTGTGGTGTTGAAGTTTATCTCAACTCCTTTTGAATCGAGGTGAATAACACCGTCTTGCATCACCATCCACTTAAGGCTTCCATCCACCTCTCTAATACCGTCTTTAAGCTTGTCAAAGAAGAGGCGTCTAATTCTTGCATTACTCATGACTGTCCTCCTTATTAACTATTAAGCCTAATAGCCTCATTAACGATGTTTAGGAATTGACCTTCAGTGACCCTTACCATACCTGCTGGAGCTTGTCGGCTGTAACCTTCATCAGTGACCTTTGCTGTAGGTCCGTTGTACAGACCCCACTCAAGATCATCACCATACAGTACATGGTTTTGTATATAGGCCACTTGTCCAGCTGTGAAGCTGTTAGCAACGGATGAAATGGCAGCTAACGTACTGTCACCTGTCTGGTCATACCGAAGCAAGCTTGAGGATGAACCACCATCAATGGTCATCTGCCAGTTTCCTCTAAACAATCCAGTGTCTACAGGGGAAAGACGTACAACACTCTCACCAACTTTGATTACGATTGTCTGTAGAATGTCATCAATACGTACTTCAGTTTCTTCAACCCATTGGTTGATGGTGTCCATGAAATTAGCCATATCTCACCTGCAACTTCCAACCACAACCTACGCTGTTCTCATTAAAAGGACTTACATTAATCACTGTAACGTCCTTACCCAAGAACTCAAGACTGTCGTTTATTGCTGGCTCAGGCATGTCTCCACTTCCGTCAGCTAGCACAGGGGACAAATAGATCTGAAAGTCACCGTATGTAATAGTGGAGTTTGTGTATGAATACTCTGAGTAGTTAACTCTCAAGCCGCTTCCAACTAATGTCTCAATAACAACCGGAGTGGTCTCACCAGTACGAGGGTCATAACCTCCACCAACTCTCTTTGTAGCTGTGACTAGTACACCCTTACCCTTTGGTTGTGGGGAAAGTTGACGTATCACCATTGCCCTCATTCTGTCATGGAAAGCCATTGTGTAGCCTCCTTAGCAGCAACCATCTTGCTTACCACCGAGGTAAGACCAGAAGGGAGAGGGGGAACATCGCTCAAAGTTAATAAGCTTGTTCCTGTCACGTTGGTCCGCTCCTGCAAACCAAGGCATAAGATTCGGTGGTGGAACTTTACCAGCGGTACTGATCATGTAGTCAAGAAGCTTCAAGTAGTTAGAGCTTGTTGAGCTTGAAATAGCTAGCTCACCAATTTGTTCTCTCGAACTTTCTCCTGAAACAAAGAATGCAGCGGACATTGCAGCATATACCGCTGCTCTGTTTACATCACCCTTACCCAATACAAGAAATTGCTTATATTGATCTTCTGTGAACATTGGGTAGTAAGGACCACCCGGAATATCACCTAACATTAGGGCAAGGAGTGAAATCTTTTCATCATCTGTCATTTCAATCTCCTAAAACAACAAAGGGCCAGCTTGACGCCAGCCCTCGTGTTAACCACCAATCTTAGCTGAAGGTGATGTCGAAGATAGCGCCAGGGTAGATAGTTGCGTTCAGGAAGTTAGAACCAACTTTCATCTGGATCAGGTCGTCTTCATCATTCAGACGCTCGAAGTAGTAACGACCAGTAGCACGCTTGTTAACAGCACTGAAGGTGTTAGCTGGGGCGTAGTAGGTCTTGAACATGCCACGAACGCCAGTTGGCAGAGCGATAGCTTTGTTAGCTTCGATCCAAGGCTGGAACACACCTTCTGCATCTTCGTAGCCACCAGTACCAGCATCGATGAACACCAGACCCCACAGGGAAATGGTACGGAAGTTGGCATCGTAACCAGCAGCTTGATCAACTGGCTTCAGCAGGATCTTATTCAGATCTTGTGCGAAGTATTTGATAGCCTCGGTAACAAACGGGTTGGTGTATACAGCGTCGAAGAAGTCAGTACCGCACAGCAGGATTAGTTGGCTGTAGTTACCACCGCTGGAGCTATTACGCAGAGCTTCACGCATCTTACGTACCAATTGCGAGCAAGAGATACGTGGGTCAACAGAGCCAACCAGTTTCAGATCGTGAGTCTGACGAGTAACGCCCATCTCCTCATAGAAGTCTACAGTGTCACCATAAGATGTAGCCAGTGTGCCTGTAGGAGCGTACACGGTACCTTTGGTGAGCAGTTGCATACGAGCAACGTCAGCAGTCAGGTCGAACGCGTTGTTGTGATAAGCAAGCTTCTCAAGACGAACGTTCATTACGGTTTCAAGCTGGGCTGCTTCTTGGATCGAGCTAACTTCTGCAACACCATCAACGTCTTGCGGCTTGATAGCATCTTGTGTTTCAAAGTTAGGAATGCTAACTTGAATGAAGCCACGCTTTGGCTTGCTTACCAGAGTGTCAGCTTTGGCTTCCCAGTTCTTATCTTTGATCAGATGGTTAGCGTACTGGGTACGTTGAATCTCAATTTTCTTTTGAGTAACAAATACTTCTTCAAACAGACCCAGTTGGTCGATGATCGAGATATTACGTGGCAACTCAACCAAGATGTCAGTCAGCTCAACAAACTTACCCTGCGACAGACGGTCAATATTCTTATCAATAATCAGAGACATTATTCTTTCCTTATGTAATTTGGTTTGAACAGGGAGCTTTTACACTCCCCTTAAATTAGGCTACGGTGTAGTCAGAAACATCATCCAGAACAAGCAGACCAGCGTTAGCCAGAAGTTGCTTAAGCAATGCATAAGGGACAGCGCCCAGCAAGGTTGCGTAGTTCTCTTTGATGTAGAATTCTTTGAAGGATGCGCCACGCTTGATTACGATGGCGTTCCACTTACCAGCAGCAATTGCTTTTGGAGTGAAGTCGTATTTGAAACCGTAGTGATCACCAAACAATACAGCGAACTCATTGGTAGCAACAACGTCAGCCGCTGCATCAATAGCTTCCCATGCTACAGTTGGAGCAGAGTCTTTTGGACGAGCAACAACAGTGCCGAGTTTGAATGGGGCAGCACCAGGGGTTACGTTTGCATTGTCGTTACTGAAGTGGAAATCTTTGTGATCAATAACCAGGTCAGAAGCGTATTTCAGCAGGGTCAATTCTTGAAAAGCCATATTTGTATTCCTCTAATAAATGTTTGTATTAACGACGAGCTTTAGCGGCTTCTACACCAGCTTTCAGAATTGCATCTGTTGCTGACAATTGTGTTTGTTCTGCTTCTGCACCTTCTTCACCGGCAGGCTTAAAACTCTCAGCACGAGCGTCTTTAGCTGTTTGCAACTCACTCACCATGAATGCGAATGTGTTGTCGTCGAGGGCAGCGTAGGCAGACAGACGGGTTTCAACTTGTTCTGCTGGCATAACTTCCGAGAGGGATGCTTTGCGAGACTCAAGTTTTGCAGTTGCAGCAGCTTGTTCAGCAAGAGCCTGAGCTTCTTTAAAGCCTTCTAGTTGAGCGGTGAGGCTAGTGATAAGCTCACTCGCTTCCAGAAGCTTTGTTGCATGGGCAGTTTGTTGTGCCTCAAGCTGAGTTTGCAGTTCTTCGAGCTTTGCCATTTCGGCGTTCTCCTTAACGTTCATGAATTTAAAAATACGATCTTTTGTGGATGATTCAGCCACTGGGGACTCCTTTACGTTAGTCTCTGATACTGTTGCTAGGTAAGTGAAAAACTCTTCCTGAGTCATAAGTTTGTCAGCAAGACCAAGTTTGATTGCATCTTCAGCAAAGAACATTCGAGCTTCTGTTGCAATCACATCACTCACTTTCATATCTCGATGGGTGGCAACATGGTTGGTAAAGTTCTCGTAACAAGTATCAACTTTGTCTTGAATGTCTTGAATGAACCCTTCACGGAAACTACCATCAGCTTCCCATGGAACTTTAGACTTACCAGCACTTACGAACGAACGCTCATAGCCTTCTTTTTCAAGAGCCTTGGAGTCATTCCACAATTGAACCAGAACACCAATGCTGCCAAACTCTGAATCCCAGCTGCCAATGATTTCATCAGAGATACAAGTAATGCCGTAACCAGCACTAGCTGCCATACCTTCTACATAGGTGATAAGCTTTACATCATTATCATCCAACAGCTTACGAATGTAGTTAGCACTGTCAGACATTGAATAAGCTTCACCACCGGGGCTATCAACAATCATTGCAATTGTCTTAGCACCAAGACCAATCAGAGATTCAAAGTCTTGTTTCAAGTGTAGGTAGTTTGCACCACCACAATCAAATCCAATAAATGTAATTGGTTTAGCTGTAGTAGGGCCAATAAACTCAATAACGCCAGTCTGTGTATCTTCGTTGTAAACAAAGCGTCTGTAGTCCCTCAAGTCATCATCGTCTTGAGCCTCTGCCTTAATTCCACTCTCATTACGCTCAGCGAGATAACCAAGGATACCTTTAAAGGCATTCTGTTCAATAAGCAATGGTGTGTTATAAAGGGAGGATGTAAGTCTATGTAGCTTATGAGACATACTTATCTCCTTTAAATATTGTTGTTTGAATACTGTCCACTATCAACTCCCCTTGTTAGCTGTGTTAGGGTCGCCGTTAGCACCAATACCTTGTCCGTTACTTCCAGGTAATCCAGTTTCCAATCCGCCACCGCTTTCCGATGTGAAGTTGGTCATGATCTTGCGAAGCTCTTCTGTAGGCATATCATCTGGAACTCTGTAATCAACACCAACACGAGCCAGAACGAAGTTAACAAGCTCGGGGACAAGAGGCATAAGACCAACTGCTGCTGTCTTCTGCAAGTAGCTACCAACGCTGTCCAATGTCTCGCTGTTAGGCAAGTCAAAGTCAAAGTATGGCATGATGTCAGTAGTCCAACCATTCTGTTCAAACAGAGTCTTAACTAGCTTATGGTTGAGCTGATCTTTAATCTCATTGAGACGACTCTTAACAGCCATGTCAATAATAGAGATTTTAGATTCCGAAAGAGAGTAACTACCGCCAGATCCACTACCAAGTGAGAGAACATCAGCGAACAACGCCACTTGAATCTCACGGGAATAACGGGCAATGATTGCATTAACATCGTAAGACTTTGAACCTGAGATATTTTTAATCTCAAAGTCAAACATCTTCTTGCCTTCAGTGTCAGTAAGCATTGGAAGGATAAACCCACTCTGCTTAGCTTGGTGTGCCCTCTCCATCATTCGCTTATACATTTCAAAAGACTCTTTACGGTCTTCATCAGCATCTGCTACAAGGTAATCTGGTGGGAGGTAAAGGATCTTAAAGGCGTTATTGTCTTGTGCTCGTTGTGTTCAATAGTGGTCGTTAATCACTACCCGCTCAATTAAGAGCTGCTGCATGTTTCCATGCAGACCAGACTATATCTTAACCGTCAGCAAGTTCAGCTTCTGTTTCGGTTCTCACCATTTCGAGCCACTTGGCCCTACTCCCATCACGGGATAGTCGTTGAACGTTTTAGTCACATGCACCCAACTTGTTTTAGTTAGGAATGACTAACTTCGCTGCTGATTGCCCTCGTCTTTACGTTAGGGGTTCCCAGACAATTAAATGAGTTATTCAATGAGCATTTCTGCTCAAGGGGGCTACTAATTAACCCCGATTGCCTCAGATTCCTGGAAAGCAACCTTTAATTTCCAGGGTTGCCAGGCGGAAACTAGTGGGCTCGTCCCTGATGGGCTATCATTCTGGGGATTATGTCGGAAGTGAAGACATTTCTTAAGAGGAACATACTTCACAGCTGTTTGCTGAGAAGCCATGGTGGTCATGATCTGCCAACCATCATGTACAATCATCTCTCCATCTGTAGGGACAATCACACGTTGATCAAATCCATCAATCTCACGACCGTTGTTCTTCCAGTACCACTGCACTACAGTGCCTTGACTCCGAGGGGACAGAGCTTCCATACCCACAAGACCATCATTATACTTACTACCGTATTTGTAATTACGAAACCTGAATACCATTTCAAGGAGACTGAAGCCATAGCGGTTGAACGTTGCAGCATTCTTAATGCCTGTAGTCCAGCTATGTCTCATGTCATCCATGACTTCTGTCAAATACTGTTGCTGAGCTTTAAGAGTGCTTTCCCTGCTTTCAGGAACTCCCTTTGGAATCTTTACTTTCCATGTGGCTTCAGCAACCTTACCTTCAACGAACTCAAGTGCAGGGCCAACACTCGCATCCGAAGACATACTCTTGAATGTTTTGTAAGCGTTGGGCCACCTGAGTTCGTGCTGACAGTCATCAAACACTTGACCACCTAGAGTGACCAGTCCTGTATATCCAGTCTCTCCATAAACAATCGCAGGGACTTTATTGTCACCCTTATCTAAGGAGTTTGTATCCTTGGCGTCTTCTGCCATTCGGCAACACTCCTTATTAGTTAAATGGAGATTTGTTTACTAGGTTAATACTACCTAATGCCTTTGCCATGTTTGGAACTATTGTTCTTTGTGCTAGAATTGCTGTAGCGTCACTAATGCAGTCACAGATCCTTTATGTTCAACAATGCTCGTTAGACATTGCCCGTTCTCTTATGAACTGCTGCATGTCACCATGCAGAGCAGACTATATCTTAACAACCCATGTAGGTCGTCCTCACTGTTTCCACCCACTTGGGTGTACTCTACTTGCTTCCATCATAAGATGTGCTTTCGATAGTCGTTACACTCAGGCTTACAATCTATAAGCCCTAGCTCGGTATTGTCTAAACCGAATGATTTAGGGTTCCACCGAATTAAGTAAGTTTATTGACGACCGGTTTTTATCGTCATGTCCTGCTTCACCACCACGCCTCTTACCATTGAAGGCTTCAAGTTCTCTGTACATGAAACTGTTGTTCCCGTACACATTATTCTCAAGGTCTGTAGAACATCCTTTAAGGAACTTAACGTGACCATTCATAGCCAAAGATGAGAATGGACGGAAGCGATCAAGCTTAGATTGGCTAGCCTTCATTGTCCTCACTCTATAACCTCTCTCACTAATTGATCTTGTGAGGAGTGCTGTAGCCACTTTAGCTGATGCACCAGGATCAAGCGGGATAACAATCTCACAGTTCTTCCCATCACGTTGTGCGTTGTCTAGGATGAATCTCTCCCAGTCACCGTACAGTATTCGTGTACGAACAATCTCATGTATGAAATAGTCTCCAGACTTCAGCTTGCTAATCTTTGCACATGCTGTATAGTCAGGACTTGGGTTAGCTGAGGACTTCAATGTCCCTGCGAAGTCATACGCTCTAACCGTACGAACAATCTCAGATGCTGGAGGATCCTCTAAGGCTTCCTCACCACACCAGGATCGTTGGAAGTATGTACTACCCTCCTCCCTTGCAGTCCAGTCACCAAGAAGCAGTCTACGCATCTCAACATCAGGCAAAGCCTCAAGGTTGGACTTGTATTCTGGCTGCATCTTCATCAACGTGGGATTATCAGTTAAATTCCCAAGCAAAACTTGAAATGCAATTGGCTTAACTTGATCTTCATGATCTGCTGGTAAATCCTTTTTACCGTGTTTCTCAATCAACTCTTCGGGGCTATCAGCCCAAACCATATCACCAGCAATACGAAGACAGAATCGTGTGATTCCGTTACGCTCTGGATCTGGGATACCGTGTTGTGGATGACCTTCTGGATACAACCACCATTTAACCCAGTCGAACAAGAAGCTGTCAGGGTCAGGGTTGCAAGATAACCAGATGGAAGGGTTTAGTTTTGCTGCTGTACGAAGACGTGACACAAGCCACCAGATATGTTCTTCTGCTGCGTGTGTTGCTTCGTCATAAAAGACATTTGATAACTGAAGACCTTGATACTGTTGTCCGGCTGCATCATTTTCATAGTGAGAAAAGGATACAGATGCTCCACTAGGAAATACCAACTTCTGGTCTTTCCATTTGATCTTCAAATCAGGATAAACTTTTTGATACAGGGCGATTGCTTCTTGGAACAACCCGCCTGCTTTCATCAATGTTGTACTGTTCTTTCGAATACAGTAACCATTGTAATTCGGATCATGCGCCCATCTTAGGTGCCGCATAAGACCAACGTAGCTCTTACTGCTACCTGCGGCACCACCGACTACAAGTATCTTAGCATTAGACTTTAAATACTTTTCTTGAAAGGGGGATTGTGGGCGCACCATATTAACTTCCGTCATGGTGCATCTCCGTAGGCTATATAAACAAGAGAATGTTTATTACCTCTGTATAAGTGATCATTTTATGACTAATTGTATATTTTGTCAATACAATCATTCAAATTTAGCAAGATAATCTTTAATCATCTTATCTTTACTTCGACCAATAATCCCTACACTCTTACATACTGCTCGTAGTTGAGTGTCGAAGTCCATAGACAAGAGCTGTTCTTTAGTCCAGGGAACACCAGCATTTGTACTAAGATCTGTGTCACCACTATCTGCATCTAACGAGAACTCGGAGCTTTTAGGGGAAACAAAGATTGCAAAGATTTCTTTGTTAGATGGTTGCTCAAATACTCGAACACAGGCACTAGGGGTTGGTGGGGTACTAGACTCAAGGGTCATCCATACACCGTGGGGGAATCGCATTGTTGGGTGTGTGCCTTCTTGGATAACAGCACCAAGGTTTGCAAGGGCTACAACGTTCTCTACGAAGTTCATACCAAGAGAGTCTGTACCACCAACACTAATCTTATATTGTTTAACTTTTTCAATAACTTCTTCTGTCATAATATTTCTCCTCAGAATGTGCTTGGTTGAGCTACAGAGCGTACAGCAGCCATGATACCTTGTTGAAGATAAGTCTCTGCAATACTGACCCAACGTTGATCAAGCTCAGTGTTAGCTTTCAAGTCAACGATGATTGAACCAAGGCGTTCACCCTCTGATTTGATGGTGTTCATCAAATTGATTTCTTCTTGTGAGAGTTCACGATAGCCTGTAATTTTACGATGTTGGTTTTCCATACAATTTCTCCTAAATTAATGTTGTGTTGCCATGTCCAAACTAAAAGAGCCTGTGTTGGAGGCTTCTTTATCAGCTTGATTATCTGCTAGTTGTTTAGCACCTTCTTCGTCTTTATTGCGTACACCTAAGATCGCCATTTCTTCACGAAGGCAAGTGTTGTTAAGAGACTCGATGGCTTTAACTACAAACTTAGCCATGTCAACTTTCTCTTTACTTGGTTCTGGTACAACTTCTCCAGCAGAGTTCTTACCTGTCATTTGAATCTTTAGGATTTCAATTGCATCAGGTTGCAGTTCACACATCTTGATAAGCTGACTACGCATCTTAGAGCGTGGACCAGTCTTAGTTCCTTTTGGTCTGCCATTTGGATTACCTGAGACTCCAGGTTGGAATCGTGTATCAATACTTGCATTGTGTGTAGTTGTGTTATGGAGTGGGCTATCACCCATGTCTTCAGAGTTCATAATCTATCCTTTAGCTTACATGTCCCTGTATGTTATATATTTATCATATTTTTGTCAATACCACACAGGGACTATGGCTGCTACCTAAATACTTATCTTGAAAGGAGGGCAGTCATATTGTATATCTCAAACTCACCAATTGAGATGTAACTTCCAGTACCTGCACCTAAGGTAACACTACCACCGTGACGTAAGCGTCCTTGATAACAACCCCTTTGTAGTTCACATCCAATTTAATCGCCATTTCGATTCCTCCTGGTTAGATGGCCGTCTTGCCATCTACCGTTACCCAATCTGTAGCGCTAGATCCCTTTGCGAATACCCACTGCGCACCACCTGTGCAGTCCGAGCAAAATGCCAGCGCTCCAATATTGCTAGATGCGCTAATAGCTAACAGTTGAGCACGTGTAAAGCTATTGAAGATCAAACCCATACGCATGTGTTGCATGCCACTAGGGTTGTCAGTCTTAACTAGCTGAGTGACCTCAACGCCAGACGAAGTAACTACGTTACGCTTCCTGACGTCACCAGCCGTCCCGAAGTCAGTTGTCATTGGCAACACGTTAGAGATAACGCCAACCTGACCTGATACGCGGTGCAGGATCGTTCCGTCGGTTCTCACGACGGCCAGAGAGCGCGTTAAGTTGATTGCAAAGTCAGACCCAGTAGATGCGTCAGCGGTGATCGAGATTTCACGGCCAGGGCGGTCGCCAATGGTCGTACCACGCGCCATACGGGACGGCGTTCCACGGTCATTGACTGCACGGGAAGTCATACCGAGGTTGAAGCCATTGAGCCCCAAGAACTCCCAAAGAATTTCTGCGGCGTAAGCCTGAGCCGCTGCAGTCGGATGCGTACCGTCATCGGTGCCGAAAATCGCGTCCATCTCAGCATACGTACCCATCAGGTAATAGCTGTCAAAGAAAAGATAAGAGGCGTTTTGGGCCCCGCAAAACTCCTTGAGGTACTGCGACGAACGCATTTTCAAATTGTCGTTCAACGCACGAGGAGTCGAACCAATGAAGAGCTTGTCAGCGTATGGACTTGACGCGTCGATAATCCCAACCAACAACGCAAGTGAGGCGTCCGCAGCGCCGCTATCGCCGAAGTCGTCGTCCATCTCAAACGTGATGAGGTCCGCGTTAATGTCAGTCAGTGCCTGCTGCCAGATTGATCGCCCCTGCGCGGATGCCGTTGCATCGGCCAACAACAGTCCGCCACGGTTCATGGTCTGATACAGGTCAAGACCGGATACGGTGGTATTGCGGGTGTGCACAAGGACGATACGTACCGGTCCACCAGAAACGGTAGTCAGCACAGCGGAAGTACCCACTGCTTGCGTGTAGGACAAAACGCCAAGACCAGTCACATCAGCGGCAGCGGAGACGGTTGCCACGACGTTACCGCCGACGGAAAGGTTCAGCGTGCCTGCGGAGGGCTCTTTGATGTAATACACCTTCACATCAGTAAAGGTCGGCGAGGAGCCGCTGCGTATCCAGGTGGCTGAGCCTCCGTCGGCGAACAGGCTGACAAGCCCGGTAGGCCAATACTGATATTTGAGCGTTTCTGCCGTAACGAGGGTGCCAGCGCTCAACGTCAAGTCATAGCCACCAGTCGGCGTACCGTCCGCAGTGCCAGAACTATTGACGCCACTCATGTTAACCCCGCCCATCCGGCGATCCAGTGAGGCGTTTTTGCCCCGGCCAAGCTGTCACCAAGAATAGCCAGCCGCAGATGGCTGATGGCAGATGCGGAGTTGAAAAGCTTGCTGAAAGTCTTGCGAGGCTTTCGCAGATTCCTATCAAGCTCCGCCTGCAAATCGGTCTGGGCCGAAAGAGTTCCGGTAATTGATCCCCATGTAGAAGAGCCACCTTCCCCGCCACCAGTTGCACTGATGACCGGGGCTTGCGGGTCAGTGTCATCAATAGTGATGTTCGACCCAGGAACCAATTTAACCTGGGCGGCATCAGCGGTGGATTGCGCTGTGGCCACATCCCGGGTCAGCTCAATAATGCTAGCATCAACATCAGCACTGCCTTGGTTAAACAACGCATCCAATTCACCGTCACGAGCAATGCCAACAATG